TCGATCGAGCGCGCGTTGAAGATGGAGCGCGGCAAAGAGTGGTTCAAGAAAGAATACATAGATAAGCTAATGGCGCAGTTGGCGAACGAGATCGATCGCCGCTTTGCGCTGTTCGCGTATCAGAACACCTCGAACGTTGTCGGACAGCTCGGCACCGATCCTACGAGCATGACCACGTTCATGCAGGCTCGGCAGCGTTTGATCGAGCAAGGCTGCCCGCAAGATGACGAATGGGGCATGCTCTACCCGCCATCGGTCGGAACTTCGCTGATCCCGCAGCTCGCTAGCTTCTTCAATCCGACGAGCGAGATCTCGCGGCAATACAAGCAGGGCTCGATGGGCAAGATGAGCGGCTTCGATTGGTACGAATCGGTCAACCTGTGGCGGCACACTGCCGGCACGGCGTCGACTGGCGGCGTGACGATCGTCGGCGCGAACCAGCAAGGATCCGCGCTGATCGTGCAGGGCACCAACGGGCAAACGATCAACTTCGGCGACGTTTTCAACATCGCCAACGTGAACGGCGTCAACCCGATGAGCCGCGCGGCCGTTTCGCTCACCCCGAAGCAGTTCGCATGCCAGCAAAATTTCGTTTTGACTGGCGGCAGCGACACGATCCCGATCTCGCCGGCCATTTTCGGCCCCGGTTCGCAGTATCAGAACGTCGACTCGCTGCCCGCAAACGGCGCCGCGTTGACTTTCTTCCCCGGCACGACTTCACCGTCGGGAAAAACCGGCCTCAACGGCTTGGCAATCACCCGCGACGCTTACGCGATCGTCGGCGTGCCGCTCGAGATCCCAAAGGCGTGCGAATGGTCAGCGCGCGCGACGGATCCCGATACCGGCATCTCGATCGCACTGCTCGAGATGTTCGACCCGATCGAGCGCAAGAAAGTAACGCGCGCTGATGTCCTTCTGGGCTTCGGTGCTCTCTACCCCGACAACGCGGCCGTCCGGCTGCTTTGCGCCTAGAAAGGAGATTTCCCAACTCGAGCAGCTGCTCACCGCGGTTCGAAGGGAACACAAACCATGAAAAAGACTCTCCGATTTCTCTCTCGCGCTGTTTTCTGGTATGCGGTTTTTGACTCGCTGATCCTCGGCTATGCCGGCTTTGTGCCCGGCGTGCAGCTGGCCGCGGCTCAGAACCAGGGCAGCCAAACTCTCACAACGACAACCCTCAGCTCGGCCGTCTCGACGACCTACGCGAACAACATCACGCTCGCGTCGATCTCGAACGTCACCGCGTCGGCTGCCGTTCAGACGATGCTATTCGTCGACGGCGAAGCGATGCTCGTCGCGACCAACACCGTGCCGAGCTCTGGCACAACCGTCACCGTAACCCGCGGCGTGGTAGGCACTCGAGCCACAACCCACGCGTCGGGCGCGACGGTCTACGTTGGCCGGCCTAATTTGTTTGTGCAGCTGCAGCCCGGCAAAGAACCATCGGGCACGTGCTCGTCAAGCTCGGGCTTTCAGGGCGCGACGGTGCTGCCGTTTATCAACACAGTCACCGCGCGCCGGTGGAATTGCATCGGCGGGCAGTACATGGTCGACAACGGGCTCGTAAACCTGCCGCCGGGCGCGTGCAATTCGTTCGTTTCCGGCAACTCGACCGGCACGAACGGGCTCACGAACAATGGCACATCGGCAACGTTCAGCGTCGACATGGTGCAGGCGCAGGTTTCCGCGACCGGCACCAACACGCTTGGGTTTGTCTGCTCGCTCGATATTCTCTCGGGCCTCCAAGCCTCGAACCCGAAAAACGTCTCGCTGATCGATGCCGTGTTTTATTACGGCGTTCAGCAAGCCGCGATCGGCACGCAGGCGGCGACACTTGCCTCGGGAACAATGAACGGCTCGACAGTGTTCAGCCAAATCGCACTGCCGACGCCGGCCGCATCCGAGACGGCCTCAACCGTCGCGCCAGTGCGCTCCGATTCCGGCTCGCTCACAATCACGCCGGTAGTCGGTTCATTCAACACCGCGACCACAACCGCGGGCGCGTTCTATAGCGTGCGTTTCACGCCGGCGAGCGCGTTCCCCCTGAATGTGGACCTGAACCGCTATTACCTAACTGTGAACTTCCAAGGCGCCGCGACGACCGCGACCACGGTCAACTCGCCCGGCTTGACAGTGCACTACGCATACATCCCCGACTAACCTCGTTGGGTGTGTGACAGAGGCGCGGCTCTTTCCGCGGCCGCGCCTCGCATCTTTCCGCAACAGGAGAACACTTTGAACGACATCGATCTATTGAACGTGACGCCGCAAGAGGCGAGCGCACTTGTCGCAGCTCTGCGACGCATGCGTACCGCGAAGATGCCGGCCGATTTCGATATTCATCACCCCGAGCGCTCGCCCGACTGGCCGCGCTATCAGCATGAAGACTGGCCGCGCATGGTCTACCACCCGATCAAATTAGATCCGAAAATTGAGGCCGATCGCAGAGGCGTGATGCTGCGCAACCAGCGCAACCCAAACCTGCCGGCACTCGATGTGCCGCCGGCACAGCCGCTCGTGAGAATCGTGCGCAACAAGGAAGAGCTCGAGGCGGCAGAAAAAGAAGGGTTCGTCTTAAAGCCCGTGGGCGGTCAGATGGCTTTGCACGACGACGAACCGCAACCCGACGCGCCGGCGCCGACACGCCGCCAGGTCGACCCACTCGCCGAGCTCGCGGCCGATCGCGATCCATTCGCGAACGAGCAGCCGGCCGAGCAGCGCGCCGGCAAGCAGAAACGCGCCTAGAATTTGTCCGCAGTACAAAACCAGCACCAAGGAAGGACTCGCTATGTCTCAGATGCCCGGCAACGTGAACAAACTGCGGCATGAGGATATTCACCCCGACGGCGCGAAGTACGCGCACGCGAATTTCCCTCTCACCGTCTACCACAAAACAAAGAAGGTCGAGGACGAGGGCAAAAACAAAATTGCCGCGTCGAAGATCGTTCGCAGCGAAGCAGAGCTCGAGGCCGCCGAGGCCGAAGGCTATGCCCCCCTCGGCAACTCACTCGCAGAAGAAACGAAAGAGTAAATGCCCGTCCTCCCACCAGCGGGCGAAACTCCGATCACTTACACCGTGGCGGATATCGTCCGCGATGCTTTCATTGAAACCGGCAAGTGGGCGCCAGGCGAGGACGTGAACGAACGTCCCGACGAGGCGCAATGGGGTTTTCGGAAGATCAATTACCTGCTCGATGAGTGGGCAGCTCGCCGGAACTTCGTTTACGCGCAGACATTCGCGACGTACACGCTCGTGCCCGGCACCTCGCCGCACCTCATCGGCCCCGACCCCACAACGGCGACGCCCGGTTTCGTTGTGCCGCAACGGCCGGTAAAAGTCGAGAATGCGACGATCGTGCTCAATAATGTGAGCCCGGCCGTCGAGATCGACCTGAACATTCGCGATAAAGACTGGTGGATGCGCGAAGTCTCGATCAAAGGCCTGCAGACCTCGCAGCCGACCGATCTGTTCTACAATCCCGCGTTTCCAAATGGTGAGCTGTACTTCTGGCCGGTGCCCGACACTAATTACCTCGCACGGCTCGAGCTGTGGGCATTGCTGCAGCAGTTCGACTCGATCACCGACTCGATCGGCGGCCCAAACAGCGACGTCGGCACCTTGCCGCCGGCCTATCGCAATGCGCTGATGCTCTCACTCGCCGAGCAGATGCTCTCGGGCGTGAACCGAGAAAAGAAAATTCTTATCCCGAAGATGGCAGCGCGAGCGCGTAAGACGGTTTTCGGGAACAACACAAAGGCGCCGCGCATGGCTACGCGCGATTCTGGCCTGCCTGGCGGCGACGACGATCGGCGGGCGACAAACTTTAATTACCGATCACGCACGTTCAACTAGCCGGCGAGCCTCGCAACGGGGACCGTCGGCGGCAGCGCAACCCAACACACCTCATCAGGCATGATCGGTCGATAACTTCCGTCCGGTTGGAGCACCTCGAGGCGCCGCACTATCACGTGCCGCATCGGGTCTTTATGCCAGACCTCGCGCACCATCACTCTTTCATAGGCCTGATTTGAGAACGTGTGCCCGGTGTACTCCGGTACAACGATTTTTGATGGGAAGGACCACACGCGGCCGAACGGGATCGCCTCCCCGGCAATCCCGCCGACCGCAGCAGCCCCAAGCAGGGCGATAAAACCTCT